TAATGCCCTCAGCAAATGCAGCAGCTCTAACCGCGTTGTATGCGTTTGCTGCTAAAGGGTGCAGTTTGCCAAACGGTTTAACGTCTACCAGCAGGCTGGCGGGTAGTTCACCCGGCTTAACGTGTGCCAGGTTGGTTGGTAAAACCAGTTTTTTAATCGGTGGGTGCATTAGCGCCCGGCTTACTCTTTAGGCCGTTAGACGCAACCAACCCGCTAAGTGTGCCAGTAAGGAAAACCAGCAACGTGCTAAGTAGGTCAATTAGTTGCGCGTCAGTTGGTGCCTGCTCGGTTGGCTGATCTACAAACAAAATGCCGTAAATAAATGCCATAACCGTAAAAGTAAAGCACAAGGCCATAAGCCTGCCTACAAAAACAATTAGCGAGGCGTGATGCTGTTCGGGTGTCTTATTCACAGGCTGCCTTAGTAAAACATTGGTACTCGACATTAGTTTTAGAATACGAGCAACCACTACAGCCCCACATAACTACGCCGATAAGTAACGCGCACCCGATCATATAACGCCATTTCATTACTCAATTGTTGGCGGCAAAAATTCGCCGTACTCACCTAAAGACGCATTAAAAATATAAGTAGGGCCTGCGTAGCAATTACGAAACGAACCGCTATAAGACGTTTGTAACCATGTGCCGGCAAGACCTAACGACGTAATAAAGGCTTGGCCTACTGGCTCGCTTTCAGGAAAATTACCGCCGCCGCAATCGCTATTAGCAATGACTATTACTTCCTCAACAATGCCATTAGTCACTTTTGCAAAATGTGCCATAGTTAAACCTTAAACCTTATGTAAACAATTCCGCTACCGCCAGCGCCTGCGTTGGCTGCGTTTGCACCGCCACCGCCACCACTTGCCGTGTTTGCTGCAGCAGATGTTCCCGCGCCATTTGACCCGCCTGCGCCGCCGACACTTGAACCGCCAGCACCGCCCGTGCCAGTTGCACCACCACCGCCACCGCCACTCTTGAATAATGCGCTGCCGCCAATAAATGCGCTTACGTCATAACCAGCACCGCCGGCGCCGCCAGTCGTAGAAACACCGTTTGCACCTACGGCAGTTGCACCGCCACCGCCACCACCCGCGGTTTGTGCAACGCCTGTACCGCCGTTGTTGCCAGAAATTCCCGACGCCATGCTTAGGCCCGCTGCGGTAGTTCCGCTTTGGCCACCACCGCCACCACCACTACCACCGGCGCTAGCAAATTGGTTATAAGTTGTTGAGTTTGTTGGGTCTAATCCACCACCAAAACCGCCACCGGCTACAGACGTTGAACGTGCAGTAGAACCAATAGCAGACGACGAACCAAAAGAAGCCAACGTAGGCGTAGTAGTTCCACCTACACCACCGGCACCAATAGTTACGGTTACGTTTGCGTCAAGGTAAACGGTTGTTTGCAAAATTCCACCTGCACCACCACCGCCGCCGCCACGCGCCGCAACGCCACTATTACCACCGCCGCCGCCTGAACATACGAGCACGTCGAATAGCCCTGCTTTAGTATTTGTGAGCGTACCTGTTGAATTGAACTGCAAATATTGGTAATTGACACCGCCAATGGTTACCGAGGTTGGCGCACCTATTCCACCTGTTGCGGCACCATAGTTGGCACCGCCACCGCTAAAAAAAGTAGCAGCGCTAGAACTGGTAAATAAAAGCGTTCCACCCCCATATTGCGCCAGCGCTAGTGAACCTGAGGTAGTAACTGTTGCGGTGCCTGCCGTGATCGTGCACGTGCCCGCGCCCATGTTGTAAATGTAAACCGATTGACCCGCGCTAAATACCGATGCGTTTACCGTAATGGTGGTAGCACCTGCATTAGTCATCTGCACTCGAGCGCCAGCGTCACCGGCAACCAGCGTATGGCTAGCGGTTTTGGCGTTAATTGGTAACTCGGTAATTGCATTAAGTTGCGCTGCAGTCAAGACCTGCGACGCGACAAACGGAAACGGTGTAGCCATAGTGCCCCTTATCCTAAGACATTTGAGCCGTCGAGTGTGCCATACACCGCGCTATCCAAAATGAACTGGTACACAATTACGGTGCTTGCCGTGTAATAGGTGACGCGGTGGCCGTTCACAAAATCTACCCGGTGCTCTATTCCCTCTACGCTAAGTTCCTGGGCTACTTCACCGCCGGCAATGGTGTTGGTTATGGTGATGGTATCGCCAATGTCTACGAGGGCTAGGGCTTCGCGTTGGGCTGTGGTGAGCATCAGGTAATCGGTTTGTACCCCTGTAAACGTGGCTACTGGTTCGCCAACCAGCAGGTAACTGGCGAGGTCTGCAGCTGCCGTGTCGTTATGTAAAAGGCTGTCGGTAATGCTTACGGTTTGTATTAGGTATTTGGCTTGGCTGGCGGTGTCGTTTGCTACCTCGGGGCTGGTTGCGCCTAGGTGTTGCACGCTGGCACGGTTTACGATCTGATCTGCGTTATACGATATGGCCAAATTGTTGTATGGAATTTGGGTGCCGTCATCGTGGAAATCAGCAACGCTGCCGCTAATGGTGTTACCTATGCGCGGGTCAAAATTTAGCACCCCGTCACGTGCCATAAAAATACGGCCCTGCTCGGCGGTTTGTATTTGGTCTATGTAAGCCTTTACGTTGGTGCCCTCAGCAATGGTGTACGCCGATGCGCCGCCAAGTGTTTGGGTGCCGGTGTTTATGTTTCGACTGGCTGCCGGGTAGGCAACCTCGGGCAGGTCAAGTATTGCCGATAGTCGCGCACTACTTAACTGCTCGGTAACGCTGTATTCAGCCATTGAGGTTTGGGCTAGTAAATAGAAATCGTCAGCGCAATAAACGGTAACCAGGTTATTACCGCCCAATTCATACGAGTAGTCATAATTCACGATCTGCCCGGCAAACAATTCGACAAACGTATTAGTGCTGTCGTAACGGCCAAACGATACGCGCCGTAATGGGGCAAGGGTGAACTGCCCGCTGGGGTCTACAAACGGGCTGCTTGAGTACAGCGGGTTTAATATCCCGCCAGCCAAACTATCGTTAAGGCTAAACGTCATGGTGCCCGCGCTGAACTGGTCGCCAATGTCGCGACGCCCACGATTAACGCTAATGGTGTTGCTGTACTCGAGCATTGGGGCAAACTCGGTAGTGCCATCTAGCACATATTGGGTGTTATTTAATACGCCTTTAGTTGCGCTATCCAATGTAAATGCATCTAACTTAAAACCTGTGTCTATAAATAGTTCATAGTCACCGCTAGCAACTACCGACGTGGCCATTATGAAACCGCAATATTGGCCGGGCCAGCCGCCCTGTTGTATGCACGTATTGAGTTAATAATTACCTCGCCAGTTTGTGCGCTAGGCACAAGGGTAGACAAGTTAATAGTTATGTCACCGCCACCGGTAACGCCGTAACTTTGCCCGGCTGGTAACGGGGTAACTGAGGCAACCTGTGGGCGTGCTATGGCTTCGCTAAACCCCGCGCTAATGCCTTTAATGTCAGCAATTTTAAGGCCTTTTTGTTTTAAGCGTTTCTGTGCCTCATCAAATGCCGCCTCGACACCCTGCAAATATGCTTTAGCGTTATCCACGCCAGCACCAAACCATTGCGCGGCAGCCTGCTGCCCAATCGTTGCAGCTGCGTTTTCTGCTGCCATTACTAAATCGTTGGTTTCCTTAATCGCGCTAGTACCGCCAGCGATCAGTTCGGCTGCTATGGCCGCGCCGCTTTCCCCGCCCGCGTCAAGCACGGCCTGTAATGCCTGTTGGCTAAGGCCCATTTCCAATAGCGTTTTAACGTCTTTACCGTACTTAACTACGCCGGCTACCTGATCGCGTAAGCCTTGTAAAAACCCTTGGCCTGTTTCATCGCCAGCCTCTTTAGCGTCAGCAAAACTGAACGCGTCTTTAATGCTGTCGCTTACCTCAGTAGCAAAATCACTAAACGCGGTTTGGGCATCTAGTAACTGTTTCTGTGCGTCGGCTAGCGCGGCTTCTAAATACTTTTTTAACGCGTCGGCGGCTTCCTTTACTTTGTCTGCCATGCTTTTAGCAGCGCCACCCGTTTTTTCTAGTTTGTCAGGTAGTGGGCCAAGGCCCTTGTTTATTTCGCTGAGTTGCGGGCCAAACGGTTTAATGGTTTCTACGCTGGTTTTGGTTGCAGCCTTAAACGCCATAAACGCGCCCGCTGCAACTACAAGCCCGGCAGCAATAGCGGCAGCACCAACGCCAATAGTTAGCGCGGTGTTAGCGGCTGCAGCTGAGGCGGCAAGTGACCAGTTAAGCGCGGTGGTTACCACGGTTACAGCGTTAGCAATTACTTGCGCGGCCTTAAATCCGATAAGCGCCGTAGCGATAGCAGCAATAGCAGTACCTACAGCCATGAGGGTACCTACGTGATCTTGCGCCCAATTACCAAAACTAATGAGGTATGGCAGTACGGCCTCAACGGCTGGCAGGATAGCCAACCCGATTGCTTCGGCTGCTTCACTTAGCGCCACGTTTAAGCGCTTAAATTTACCCTCTGCTGTGTTCGCTGCAACTGCTGCCGAGCCGCCAAACGTGCGCGACAATTCAGCCATAACCTCATCGAGGCTGGCACCGTCTTTAATCATTGAGTACAGCTGCGGTGATAACTGGCGTAACGCTTTATAGTTCCCGCCATACGCTTTACTTAACGCGTCGCTAACCGTGGCTAGATCTGCACCTGTGCCGGCTGAAACGTCAAGTGCCAATGTGAGTGCATCGTTAGCGGTTGCCAGGTCTTGTGTACCTAAAACGAGTGAGGCCATCGCCGGGCGTAACTGATCGTCAGCAACACCGGTAGCCATAGCCATAGAACTAATGGACTTTTCGGTAGCGCTAATTTGTGCGTCGGTTGCACCTACGACGTTTTGCAATGTCTTTGCTAGTTGGGCTTGCGCGGCGCTGTCCTCTATGGCGGCTTTAACGCTGTAACCAGCGGCAGCGGTAAGGGCACCCATGGCAGCAAGGGCAGGTACAAACGCTTTACCCGCAATGAACCCGGCACGCTCTGACGTGGTTTCTAGTTTCTTTAGTTGCGTGATGGCCTTAGCAAACCCGGTACCGTCAAGGCTCGAAATAATCGGTATGTTAATTGCCACGGTTAAAACCTAATTTCATATTTGTGCGCCGGGCAACGTCGTTAATTACTAACTCTACTTTGGCTTCTACTGCCTCACGGTTATTAGTAACTGCTTTGTCAATGGCTCGAGGTTGCTCGCCTACCTCAGCGTTCAGGTTGGTAACAAACATGCTTTGGGTGTTACGCCCGGCATGGTCATAGATCGCGCCAGCTGCGTTGGCCTGCTGAATAACCATTAACTGGTAGGGCTTACTGCCGTATACCACCTGCTCGGTATGTGTTACCACACCGTCGGTAGTGCGGTTGTAATTCACGTAGCGCTCTTTAGTGGCGCGTACACCTACCTTTACCTTAAAGCCTTTTTTAACTGCGTCGGTACGCCATTGGGTGTTACGGCCTTTAATGAGGTTGCCACGTCGCATACCGCTTAACGGTTCGCCGGTGCCTTTGCTGTTATCAAAATGGGCCACCATGCTGCGAGCCTCAGCGATAATAACCTCACCGGTGCTCTGTATGTCTTTAGTGATCTGTTTCCTGTAAGCAGGGTCAAAATCGTTTAACGCTTTTAACGCCTCTTTAATGCCATCTATTTGCGGAATAGCCGAGCGCGACGCCATCACCTACCGCCACGTTGCTTATTAAGTATTTCTATAGTGGCGTTCATATCGTCTAACTCGAATGATATCTCACTAGGCCAAAACCCTGTGGCTACTAAAATCTCGGCCAGCGCTCTACGCACCGTGCCGTTTAGGCTTTTGGGTCTGCCTGCTCTACTACCTCAATAGACGCCAACGATGTAATAAACGCGTCAAGCGTTCCCGGTACCGTGATGCCTGAGAAACGCGTAGCCTCGTAACACAAATACGCTAAATCCTCAATGCCAATACCTTGCGCCATCTCTGATGCTTTGCGCTTAAATTTGCGTTCCCAACTAACGATAGTCATTAAGTTAGTGGTTACTTCATTTACGGTGCCATCGTTAAACGTGGCTTTTAGGTGTAGTTGCATTACTTGCCTTTTCGTGTCGGGCCGTTGCCGGCTTTAATTTATACTTCTACTACTGAGTACACACCGCCGGTGAACGTCACAGACATTGTGCCAAGGGCACCCATGGCCATTGTGTATGGCAGCGCCTCTAGGTATGCCCCGGTTAGCGTCATGGTTGGGTTAGTTGCGGTTCCTGGGCTGGTTGCTGATGGTGACCATGAAACGGTTACCTGCGTGCCTACCAAACTCTTAAGCGTTGCGTAGGTTTCTGATGTTGCAAACGACGCGTAAAGGTCAAGCTGCAGGGTGGAATTCTCGAGGCCCGCTACGTAGGACCTGCTGTTAGTTCCAAACGCGGTGCTTTCTAGGGCTTCGATAGTGCGCGTGAAAACTAAACCTTGGCATTGGTCCTGCAAGGAAACCGCGCCCACGGTTACGTTTGGGTTGCTGAGGTAGGTTGAGGTTGCCATAGTTGGTTATTCCTTTGCTGAGTTCTTGCTATTAGTTTTAGCAGGTTTTGCGGTTTCGTTTGTGGATTGTTCTATAAACCCGCCCTCGAGTAGCGCGGCAATGTTAATGCCGTTGGCCTCTGCAGCCTCGGCGTCAAATTCATCGCCGGGGGTACCGACGCGGGGGCTAATAATTTTGTATGCCATGGGGTTTAGTCCTAACTGGTTTGGGCTTGCATCTCTATTGTTAAATCATACGCTGGCATTTCAGCGCCGCCGATGATTGCAATAGTTGGGCGCCCGCTGGTTACTGCTACGTTTTTGCCGAGCACCAAACTGGCTAGGTGCATTAGGTTGCGTTGCGCGTCTAGGTTGCCGGGGCCAAGGGTAATGATGCGTACCGTGTAGGTCATTTGCACAATGTTTCCCCCGCCACCATAAACGCTAAACGTGGGGGCGTCTATAAACGCGCATGGTGGTACTAGGTTACGGGGGTCTGTTACCACCTGTAAACCAGTAATGCTGGTAAGGGTGGTAGCGAGATCGTCTAGCGCCTCGTTAAATAGGTCGGTGTATGCAACGGGCATTAGGCCACCGCTGGTTTAGGTATGCCCAATAGCATTTTAATTGCAGGGCTTAAACCAACTGACGCCCCGGCAGACATGCCATCAAACGTGGCGAAATCTGTAACGGCGCCGCGCTGGCGGTAGAAAAACCCGCCAAGGGAAATGGTGCCTAGGGTTACCTGCCCGTTTGGTGACGTGCTGAGGCTGTCAATGTAACCAGCCTCTTGGCGTCGAGTAAACGCAAGACTGTTTGCAGCTGCCGCGCATTGCGTTAGAAACGCTGCGTCTAATGCTGATGCTGTGCCGATGCCTAGCCAGTCCTCAATTTGCGTAGCGGTAATCCACGTGCAAGTTTCGGTAAATGTGATGGTGCCACTCGAGGCGGTGCGCTGTACGTCTGTACCGGTGCAAGCGTAAAGCACTTGGTTAGGTACTGGTATTTCGTAGTTAAAGAGTAGATCACCCTCATTGTCTACGCCAATAAATAAATACTCGGGTTTGTCATAGCAAACAAACGTGCCAGCAAACGGCGCTGCAACTGAACCAACCGTAAAGGTTCCACCTACTACTAAATCATTAGGCGTAAGTGTTTGCAGCACCGCATAATTGCTGAGTAACTGTTTATGTGTGACCGTGTAAGCGGCCATAACTGGCCTCTTTTCCGATTAAACGAGTTTGCAGAATTTGGTAGCGTCTGCCATCCATGCAGCTGCATAACCGCGGTAGGCGATTGTGCGGCCCAATGTGCTTGGCACGTCTACTGAAATTGCACCCTTTTGCTGTTCGTAGAACTCGAACCCGGCAGCATCGCCAGCAGCGTGGCCGATAAAGGCTGTGTCTGCTGCCATGTTTTTATCTACTACCAATGTAAGGCCCAATGGGGTGCCGTTCCATGAGGTGGCTGATGAGGTGCCGAGTGCGTTCATTGCGTTCATGTTTGGTGCGCCAACAAATGGAAACGCTGGGGTGCCATCTGTGCTGGTCAATTTTCCGAGACGGTACCAGGTGGTTGGGTCTACGAAAAAGTGAGTAGGCAAGTAGTTGCTGCTTGCGCTGATCTGATAAGCGGCGCCGTAAATCGCTGCCAACCAATCGGCTGGCTTTGACTTGTCGGTTACGGTTTCGCTTTGTGTGATGCCTGAGTAGCAAGTATCTACTGCGTAGTTGTCGGTTGCTTGGCCGTAGGCGATTGCCAACTGGTTAAGCACGATGTTAATGCTTGCGGGATCACTCCAGTCCATGTCCTGTTCTGAGAGGGTCACGTACGTACCGAAACTTAGTTTGCTGATATCCGAGTTGGACACATTAACGGTGCTTGGGTCAAGCGTGTTGAGTTGGCCCGTTGGCTGCTGTGTAACCGTTGGGCGTACTGTGATCTTTGGGCGTCGGAACGTTGCGCCGCTTTGTGGCATTGCGCGTGTACCGATTGCGGTAACAAATGGGCGGATTGGGTTAAGCCCATCGTAAACGGTGCCGGTAATGATCTCAGGCAAAATACCTGGGGTATCTGCCGTGGTGATATCCGGTGCAGCTGCGC